TTATGATAGGCACGAAGAAGGGTGTGTACGAAACTGCCCACAAGGCACAGCAACTAGAAGCATTCTATAACCAAGTCTGTGATGACTATCCAAGAATGGAGTTTGGCACATGGGAAGAGATTGAAGCAATGAAGATATTCTACAACACATTCATCAGCAACAAGATTGCATTGGTCAACATGATACAGGATGTGGCACACAAATTGGGCAACATGGATGTGGACAAGGTTACACAGGCACTGGCCAAAAGCACAAAAAGAATAGTGAGTCCTGCCTACATGAAAGCAGGCATGGGCGATGGAGGAGCCTGTCATCCCAGAGACAATATAGCACTGCGTTGGCTGGCCAAAGATCTTGGACTGGGATATGACATGTTTGAGAGCATAATGACAGCACGTGAACAGCAGGCAGAGTCTATGGCAAAGGCCATACTAGAACATGGAAATAATGTGTGGTTCTCATCAGATTCTTACAAACCAGGAACTCAAATGACGGACGGATCATACTCATTGCTGGTGCAACACTATGTTGTGAAGCATGGTGGACAATTAGCAAACGGCATAGACACGCCTGTTGAGGTTATTGTGAGGGTACATGAGTCGGATGAGTTCACCACAGACGATAAAACTACTATATTTGACCCTTGGCGTTCGTATCCACCCGCGGACAACGTAATCTATTATGGGGCAAATTAATAAATATAGTATATGACAAATTCAGATAACACATTCGGAACACATAATAAACTTACAAAAATATTGTCTCAACCATGGGATGGCTCAACGGCATTAATAGATTTTGCCGACGCTGATGCGGCCAAGGCCCACTTCTTCTCAGACGCCGGCCTAGCGGTATTTGAAGAATGTTGCACACAGTTACAGTGGGCAGTAGTTGACGATAAAAAGTTAAAATACACAATGGCTTTTGGTACCAAAGGAGATCCAAGCATTGATCCATCCAATGACTGGGCAGGCCTGTATAATTCTAGAATTACCGCTCTTGCTGATGCTGGTACGTTAGCCAAAAATGGATTCAGCGAAGAAGAGTCGTCAGACCACCTGTTCTAATCTATATAGATAGAGATTTCAATATAATTTCAGCAAACTTCTGATTAGATTTTACACCAGGGTGTGCTAGATCTCTCCCAAAGTCTCTGACCATCATGTCCTCGGTATTGACATTAAGAAACTTGATTTTATTTCTCACACATAGCATTTCCATGGCCAGTATGTTCTTCTCACGATTGAGTTGCGAAACTCTTTCATCAAAAAAATCTATTGGACATTCGAAGTCAGTGCTTCTCAAAATAGGCTCTCCCCGTCTCTGAAATGGCAGGATGTTGTGTGATTGATGTTTTCCATCCTGTTCTGAAAAAAGTTCAAGTCGGTATGGACTGGGGGAATTGACAATCACCATTGCCGGCATCTTCCTTTGCAAGTATTCTTTACACAATCTAAATGCAGTGTCATTGGAGGAACCCGGTACTGCCCGGTTGACGTTGTTCATCTCCAATGTGTCTGCTATTATATTTGTGAAGGAATCCTCGTAATTTATACCAATGCCAAAAGTGAAACTACATCCTAAAAACAAAATGTCTTTTTCAAAACTGTTTTTGATCTGTTTTCTAAAACCTAGATCGTCGAACTGGTATTTGATTTTATGCTCCAACCAACCGTTGTCCTCTAGCTCTTGTCTCCGGGTTTGTAGATTTTTGTTGAAAAGCTCTTGAGTATCTGTGGGGAACCAATCATATGATTTGTTCTTGTGTTTTGAATTTGGATGGAATGTTGTAAGCATATAGATATTTAAGTCACAAAAAAAGGGCGACACATTTCTGCACCGCCCCCTTTTAAATTAGGTATTAATTACGCAGAGTAATTAATTACTTTTCTACCTGATTTCTTTAATAAAGAAATGATGTTTGACTTCATAGTCAAAGCAGAGTTCTTAGGTGCAACACCTAGTACTTCTACTGTAAAGTCCAAACCTTTTGATAACAACTTGTTAGTCGCTGTTTTTCTTGCAGTGTTTTTTACTGCTAGGTTTTTGAACTTGATTTTACCACCGTGTACAGCACCATCTACTTTGTAAGATGAAGCCGGCTCGGCGAATACACCAATCTGCTTCGCTCTAGATTTGAAGTTTCTTGTGTATACAACGTATTGTGTTGAGTTTGCCATGGTTTTTTCTTCCTTTTTAATAGAAGGAAAAAGTGTATTGAACATACCTGTTAGCATATTGTTTCCTTTTCCTTGGTTTTTGTTATATGGTTACGTAACTCTGGAGTTTCAATCTCTGTTATCCTACGTTCCATAATACAATTATATACTAAAACGTGTAGATAGTCAACCGCGGCAGAAAAAGCAACTTTTATGCGATTAATTTTGAAAATTTGGTAATATTTTCTGTAGAACTGGCACCAGAATTTGTTTACCCCATTGAATGGAACTTTTTGATTTAGGATGTTGACCGTCATCAAAAAACTCTAACTTGTTGGCCCTGCACCAGTCCACAATACTATGTTCCATAGGAACCAATGTCACATTGTTCTGTTGTGTTAAAAATGAATTTATGTCGTTTAGTCTATCCTTGCGGTCTAGGTCTTTCCAACCATACCATATCACAGTGTGTTTCACAAGTTTAGATAATAGTACAATATCAAAAAGTACCTGTTCAAACTGGGCGTCCGAAGAGTGAAGTTTCATATGTGGATTATCAAAAAAGGTATTATGTGACAACAATCCGATCACTTCTTTTTTATCAAATTTCAAATTGTATGTAAAAAAATCTTTCACGTCTTCGTGGCCAGGGAACTCATAGGAGTTTTGATAGGATTTCGAGTCAAATGATTTTTCTATTACAGATGTTGATCTACCCGGGCTAGTGATTTGCCATAATAATACGACGTTGGCCAGTTTGTCCAACATGTTGGCAGTCAACAGATGGTTTTTTAATTTTATAATTTGTGATAGATTAGAAGATGATCCCTCAGATAGGTCTACCAAATCAAGTTTTAAATCCTGGCTGAAATACCGTGTCCATCCTACCACAGCGGTCAAACTGCATCCTAGAGCAATAAATTTTTCTGGCATTCTTAATTGTCCTTGTAGTCTGGCACCGCAAACAGGTCTATGCCCTCATCCAGTAGTTTGTTGGTCTCTTCCTTGGTAGGTTTACCATAGAACTTCTGGTCACGTTTTCCCCTGTGTGCCTTCCTGGCCTCCTTGGCGAAGTTTTTACCAACATCCTGGTAATCTTTCTTGATCTTCTTGTTCAATTTACGCAGTATCTGTTCTGCAGTATCGCCCATTACAAAGTAATCGTCTGGTATCTGTTGCTTCTTGGAGGTCTTTACAGCGGGAGCCATGATGGCCTTGTCTACCGCTGTGCTGTCGCACATGGGACAGTTGATCAATCCCTTGTTCTTCTGTCTCTTGTATTCTTTGCTGTCTGGGAACCAACCCTCGAACTCGTGTTCACATTTTTGACATTTCAGTTGATATTTGATCATAATATTATTTACATTATACACTTGACATATAAAACTGTCTACTATATTATAACACTATGGCAATCAACGTATCAGGATATACAAAAGGCAGACCCAAGAAGACTTCGCAGGGCAAGAACAAGAGCAGGATCAAGATGAGCTCTATGAACAAGCACAAGAAGAGATCTTACAAGTCTTATGCAGGACAAGGAAAGTAAATCAGTCATTCGGAAACTGGAGGCACAAGTTGGCAATCTAGAAGTACAGAATGCTGAGTACCAGCAGATAGTCAAAGAGCTCTCTGACAAACTTAAACTGTATGAGCACAAATACGGCACTGTATACAAACCTGCTAGATAATACTTAATAAGTATTGGTATGTTTGAACATGTGCCTAAGCACCTAAGACACCAATACAATCTCTATGATAGGAAAGGTAAGTGGAATATAACCACTAACAAGTGCAACCTTCCACACAAAACAGTGGCCATTGACGGATTTGGCAATTGCATGGTTTGTGAATGTGATGGATGGTTACCTATCAGTGTCTGCAATATCATGGAAATAGATAAGTTGGATCAGATATGGCAGTCCCCTAGGGCTAAAACAATTCAAGGCACCGTGGATCAGGGCAAGTTCACATGGTGCTCAGTCGATAGATGTGGGATATTGAAAGGAGACAAAGTCAGACACACCTACTATGTTTCGATTAACATAGACGATAGTTGTAACTTGGCCTGTCCCAGTTGTAGAAAATCTAGGATATACAGGACTGCTGGTGATGATTTCAGTTCGAGATATAATTTAGTAGTACGATTGCTGGATCTTATCAATAATTTTGATTCCAAAATTGAAATAATGATGAGCGGTAATGGTGATCCTTTCGCTTCTCTGATATACAGACCTTTACTGTTAGGTATGGAACCAAAGAAAAACATAAACATCAGATTTTTAACAAATGGTTTGTTGTTGAAGAAATTAATGCCCAAGATGAAGGTCAAGGAGAGCATCCGACACCTGGACATATCGATAGACGCTGGTGACCGCGAGACCTATGAGAAAGTAAGACTGGGCGGTAAGTGGGAAACACTGATTGAAAATCTAGACTACGTGAAACACAACATGGATTGTGAAATCACTTTGAAATTCGTACTACAGAAAGATAATATGGCCAGTCTTGAGAACTTTGTTTCTTTAGTGGAAAGGTACCAGTTCCGTGGTAACATAATACCGCTTGAAGATTGGTCGGTAATGAAAAACTTCTCGGAGCACAACGTCATGGACCCAGTACACCCATTGAACGCCAAGGCAAAGCAACTATTGGATAAGTTCAGAGGCAATGAAAATCTTTTCTTCCACAGTATCTAGAAATACCTCAACCCAAAAATAACAGCATCCTTCTTCCTACGGAACTTGATGTGTTCATAGTCGATGATGTGTACGTTGAGCCTGCCCCCGTGCTGTTGCATTATTCTTTCAACATCTAAAGGTCGGATTGTGATCCTCTCCTCTTCTGGCAACTTTGCATTGTACCCCCAGAACATGGGCCACCAGTGCAATGGATTCAGTGAATCGTATTCCTCCTTCATTATCAGCAAGAACACAAACGGTGCTATTGTGAATGGTTCCGCCCACCATGGGATCACATCCAGCGTGGCCCAGTCTATGAAATGCACAATGCCAGTCCACACACCAACAATGGCCAACAGTATGCCCATTATGGGCCAGAATTCCTCCTCGACATCTATATCGTGATCGTGATGTGAATACAATCGTATTTTTTGTTGCCTATTCAACTTCATTTGTAAAGTATATATGTGTAAATGGAGTAGACTTTTGCTATTATTATGCTATAATAAGAAGTAAATACCATATATGCAAAAACACACAAAAAGTTTATTAGAAGAATTGAGCTCAATGCCCCTTAAAAGAGACAAAGAAGAGGTTGTTGAGAGCAGGGCATCACACATCCTGGAGTCTACAATAAGACTGATCACATATATCAGAGAGAACTTCGACCAGGACACAGCATTCAAACTTGAAAAGAAATTCAATTCCGCAATCAAGAACATGGACGCATCCAAGTTCTCAAAAGGTGTTGCACGTATCAAAGAGAACAGAGACGTCAAAGAAAACCTACTTAAAATAAAAGACGGCGAATACAAAGAGGACTAATCATGTTAATCGAAGATGTCCTTACAGAATTCAAAAGGACACACCTAGAACACATCGAGGACATAGTGATCACCGATGGCTATGAAGGTGGCAAGGCAGTTCTAGAATATTTCAGAGGACTATTACTAACACTCAAAGGCACAAGTTCAGAAGCAATGAGTGTGTCTGTGAAGTGGGACGGTGCCCCTGCTGTGGTGTGTGGAACCAATCCAGACAATGATAAGTTCTTCGTTGGGACTAAATCAGTATTCGCCCAAAACGCCAAAGTGAATTACACAAAGAAGGACATAGCGAATAATCACGGCACAGACGACCTAGGACAGAAATTGTTGAAGTGTCTGGTGCATTTAAAAAAACTTAACATGCAAGGTGTATTCCAAGGAGACTTGTTGTATACAGATGAGGACATCATTAGAAAAAACATTGATGGGAAGCCTCACTTGACGTTCACGCCAAACACGATCACATACGCAGTGCCAGAATCAAGTGAACTAGGCAAACAGATCGACAGAGCCAAAGTAGGAATCATATTCCACACAACCTACGTGGGTGACTCCCTGGCAGAAATGAATGCCAAAGGTGGAGCAGATGTAAGTTCCTTCGCAAAAAGCAATGATGTGTTCTTTGACAATGCCACATACAAGGACGTGTCAGGCAGTGCCAAGTTCACTGATGACGAAACAAAACAATTCTACAACGGCATAGAGAAGTTGGAGACACTTCTCAATGGTGTGCCACAAAACCTATCTAGTGTGCTGGGACAGAACCAAGACTTCATACCGGTGTTCCAGATGTACATCAACGCAATGGTCAAGCAAGGCCAATTGCCAAGTGATGTCAACAAATTTTTGTTAGGATTCAAGACTTTCTACAACGACAGAATGCAAAAGCAGATGTCAGGACTCAAGGCACAGAAGGCCTTGCAACTGAGACAGGACAAGATGAAACAGATGCCTGTGTTCCTGAACAGAGCCAAGAAGCCATTACAGGCCATGCTGATGTTCTACAAGGCCGTGCAGACCATGAAGGGGTTTGTGCTGAAGAAGATGAACCAAGCACAGGCCATAGGATCCTTCCAGCAGACGGACGGTGGACTTGAAGTCACCGAGCCAGAGGGTTTCGTTGCTGTGGACAAGGCAGGCAATGCCGTTAAGTTGGTCGATAGGTTGGGATTCTCACGTAGAAATCTCACTGCTATCAATAAATTCCACAATAACTAATAGTAATGAAATCGAAACCTTTTCCTATAAAGGAGGGTATACCATGCCAACTTAAATGGAATCACTCCACTGTTTTCCTGACCATGGCCACGACGGCCAGTTGCCACAGAGTTACCCACGATCCCTACGAGTTCAAAGAAAACAAGATGAACTTCCACAACATAAAAACCAAATTAGAAGCAAGGACCAAGATGCTCAAAGGCGAATGGCCTGGCAGGGGGTGCGAACATTGTAAGAGCACAGAGGATGCCGGCGGCCACTCTGACAGGATCTCACAGTTGAACATGCAAGGAGTCACCGCTCCTAAAGAACTGGAACATGACTTAACGGCAGTTGATGTTACGCCAACACAGTTAGAGATATACTTCAGCAACACCTGTAACCTCAAGTGTGTGTACTGCAACAGTAAATTTAGTTCGACCATAGACAATGAGAACAGGATAAACGGACAATTCACACACGGTGACAGAACAAAATTTGGTAGTCATGTCTTTATCCCTGGAAAGATACAAGTTAACCCCAACATCGACGACGACACCAACAAGTTGTTCGCATGGCTAGAAGAACACATACACGAACTGAACAAGGTAATGATCCTAGGAGGAGAACCGTTCTTACAGAAGCAAACAGAACGAATGGTAGAACTGTTGGAGAAGACAGTCAACCCTAACTTAACATTAGTGGTTTTTTCTAACCTTACTGTTGATCCATTGCGGGTACAGAATTGGCTGGCAAGAATGTGGAAGTTGGTGGAGCAGGGCAAATTAGACAACTTACAAGTAGTGGGCAGTCTCGACTGTTGGGGACCACAGGCCGAGTACGTCAGGAATGGGTTAGACCTGAACAAGTATGTAGACAACATGGAATTCATATTACATAAGACCAAGATAACTCCCAGCATCAACAGTGCATTAATGGCACTAACTATACCAACACTACCGGATCTTATTACACAGATGAACGCATGGTCAAAGATCAGAGAGGTATACTGGAGTGGAATGAAGGCCGGAGATGCCGGTAGGCCATATCTTAACCCTACTATATTCGGCAAGGACATAATACCACTAGGCATAGACAGGGCCATAGATTTGTATGAGACCAACGGTGATGTTATAAAAGAAGCACAGTTGAATCATCTTAAAGGTATAAGGACAGAGTGTGCGAACACTGAACCTGATCAAATACAGCAGAAATTGTTAAAATTGTATATCAAGGAGTTAGACAGGAGACGTAACACAGATTACACAAAACTTTTTCCAACGATAGATAAATTATTAAATTCCTAGGAAATCTAAAACAGTGGCCTGTGCTTGTTTTTGATAGGCATCGTTGTTCCAGAAAAGATTATAATTGTGTTCCCTAAGTTTCTTTGATGATAGGTAGGCATCCTTCCAATTAAAGTTCTTAAGACTTTCAATCAGTTCAACTATCTTCTCTATCCTCCTTACAGGATCTGTTTCTAGATCATAGCTCTCATCAAAATATTGGCCGAATGTTCTGAAACCCATTTCACGTATTTTCTGTAGATAGAGATAATTACCATGCACAATAAAAAACTGTTGGCATAATATTGGTTTCCATAACTTCTCTGTAATAAAAATTTTATCGTTGTTGTTGGTCTCGCTGATCAACGAGCAAGCCGTGTGCTCATATGGTTTGATGTAGATGTCTTGATCCCTCCCGTATAATGGATAATTCTTTGCATCAACATCTGGCAGTTCGTATTCAGAATCTAATCTCACAGGTTCCGGCAAATTTATGAAAGACGTGAGGCTGTCATCCATTAGTTTCTTGGCGTCGAGTGCATACCATAACTGTAACCGGTGATCACGAACTTGTTTGTTGAGATAAAGGTATTTGTAAGGCTTGTAAGAGTGATCACACTTGAACTCCTGCCCCTGATGTTTCTCCCTCATGTAATACCAGAACCATGTGGCATCTCCGAACCATTTCTTGTACTCATGACCTTTCAGTATGTCATAAAACTTGGAACCAGCAACGTTGGCCTCGCTCTCCCATGGTCGTGCTAGTCCGAATTCGAAGCCGTTCTGTTTTAAAATATCTATTCTCTGATGCAGGTGCGAAACAAACTCTGGATTGTCCTCGTATCCATCCCTGTGATCGATTATACAGAATAGCCTATCATAAGTGTCCCAATCATATGTGTGTAGATTCCAGTAGTTGGGCTCGAACGTGAACTCCACTCCGTCGATATTGGCACTTTTAATGAAATTCTCAAAGTAGAAGTGCTGTCCGGAAAACATCAAATCAGTGAGAATAAAAATCTTCTTCATTTGCCCTATAAATACCTTTATGTTGACACCATTTTTAAAGTATGTATCTGAGGGAAAGGTCATAAGACGACATAGTGACTTGCAGAGATTCACGTTCCCAGAGGTCACAGAAAGGATATATCTCAGTTTCCTAGCACTGGCGCTGATGAGCCAGAACAAAGACACACAAAATTTTGCCAAAGGTTACGCCGACCAAACCATGGCGAAAGGCACATTCGACCAAGTGAGGATGATGAACAATGACCTTTCCAACATGCTGGCCATCGTGTCAGGTGATCCAGAGATAACCAAGAAGCTCAAGAACAAGGACCAAGCACAGGCCATGAGACAGAGGCAACCTGTGCCCGTGATGGCACTGAGGAGATACCTGAGGACCTGGGAGGATCACTTCAAGAACCTAACACACCTGGAGAGATCTCTCAACATAACAGATGCCAACCTCAAGAACATTAGGCGAGCAGTGGCCAACTACACAAAGTTGAATTCAAAAATGAAGATGCAGGCCTTACACAGACTGCAACAGCAATTACAGGCCAAACTGCCCAACACAGACATACTGAAAAAATTCAAGGAGTTGTAATGATGATCAAATTCATTTGCGAGAAGTGTGGGTGCGAACAGCATTGTGGACAATCTTGTACAGAGTGCAGGGACTGTCCTGACTGTGACTGTAAAGAGTGCTATGGCAAACGAAAATAGTTTCTGGGTACTATACGGACAACACACCAAACCCACTTACCTAGAAGATGCAGGCAACGGCCAACAAACACAACGGGATGCCGCATTGAAACATGTCAGGCAATGGCGTGTGTGTTTGGACATAGGTAGCAACATAGGACAATGGACGAGACCACTGGCCAGAAGATTCCAGAGTGTGGTATGCTTCGAACCAAACCCAAACTTCAGGGAATGTTTCGAAAAGAATATACAAGAAGAAAATGTATTACTTTGGCCTTATGGCCTCTCCAACAAAGAGCACAAGGCAAAGCAAGACTTCAACTCAACAGTCTTACAGCAAGAAGATGGCGACATAGACTGCAGGACGCTTGACAGTTTTGGATTGACCAACGTTGACTTCGTGAAGATAGATGTTGACGGGTTTGAAGTTCCTTTGCTGAATGGTGCGACGGACACACTGACCAAGAACAATCCTGTGATCAACATAGAGATGAAAAGAGACAAAAGGTCGGACATCGTTGCAAAGTGTGAGTCTATATTACAAGATCTGGGTTACAAGTTTGTAAACCGCACCAAAAGTGACGAAGTGTGGCTTAAATCGTAATATTACAGCATAATTTACCATCTTTACCAATAAATACTTGCAACTTGATTCCTGAGCGGAATCAAAGCATATGTTAACAGAAAAAAGGAGGATAACAAATGCCAATATCACCAAATAGAACGAAGGATGCATTAATCGGCGAACAACAATTCATCGGTAAGGCAATCACTATGATCGCAGTTGACTGGGACGTTGACGCGGATGGTTCAAGAGAAGCCATGGAAGCAGTCTCAAACACTATACTATCAAGAGCAACAATCTTAGCCGCAGGTGCGGTTTATGACACTGGTACGAAACAAGATTTCTTACTAGAAGGTGACTTCACAAGCACTATCAATGATTTCACATCATTAGATGGAACTGTGACAGGAACTTTAGCTCAAGTTTTAGTAGAAGACATCATCAACCTAGGAACAGTAGACTCAATTAACTTTGGTTCAGGTACTGTTGCTGTAACAATTAAAACTACATTCAAATACGCATAATCGTATTGATTGTATCTTAATTAAAACAGGAGCAAACAAATGCCAGCAACTAAAAATAACTTTGAGCACATTACTAATGTTGAATTAGAAGGTGTAGCAACATCTACTTTCACTGTGGACTTCATCAACACAATGGCGTCTGAAACTAGCGACTTATCATCTGGATCTGCAACAGCAGGTTTAGAGGCGACAAGAGCAGTTATCGGATCGTACATCAACATCCTTTCAGAAGGACCGTTG